GGATTATTAAATACATTCCCGAAAAAATTCGCCAGCGTGGCAAACCCATTCCATGCCGGAACAACAAATGTGTTAATTATATGTGCTCCCAGTGTGGCAAATATTCCAGCTACAACCCCGGTCGCACTATAGGCGGTATGTTGTGTTTTGTTAATTGCTGCAACAATTAAATATATCGCAGCTATAACAATAATAATCGCTGCCACAATCCATGTAAGCGGACACGCCAATAATGCTGTGTTAAATCCCGCCTGTGCTACAGTTGCCTGTGCTGTCGCTACAGCCAAAGCATATTCTGTAGAAGTTGCCAACAATTGTGCGTTTACATTCGCCAACAATGCGGTCGCCGTCTTATACGCTTGTATTTCCGCCACCAACTCAATAGCATTAGATATACCTTGCATCACGGCATGCGCGGCGAGCACACTCGTATATGTCGTTACCAATGCTATAATTCCCAATAAAACAGGCTGTAAAACACTCCAATTCGCGGATAACCATGAAATTCCGGAATTCAATTCTTCCACCAACAACGTCAATACCGGAATTACTTGAGAAGCCACCATTCCAGTAAACTCCGTCCAATTTTCTCCTAACAGCCTAATCTGATTCGCGTATGAACTAGAAGTTCTCGCAAAATCACCTTGGGCATCCGCTGTTGCCTGCAATAGATAACTATATCGCAATGCCGTCTGCTCTGCTTGTGACATTTCTGAATAAGATTCTGTTATCCCCTGTGTCATTGCATACGCTTCCAAATTTACAACAGACATATTGATACCTAACTGTTTCAATGGCTCCGTCTCTCCACTGATTCCAGAACGTATTTTTTCAAACGCCACATCTGTGTCCAGATTATAAAACGATGCCATATCCGCTGCGAGTGCAGTTAAATTCATTGACATATCTACCACTGCGTTCCCAGCAAGACCAGACGATTTTAACATAGCCCCCATTGTTCCAGTATATTGTTTCGCTGTTACTTCATTTATTCCATAAACTTTCAATGCAGCTTGCGACCATTCGTTAATTTGCTGTGTGGCATTTCCAAACGTAACATCTACAACATTCTGCACTTCTGCCAAATCAGACGCATAATCTATAGCCTGCTTCATAGTTCCAGATACAGCTTGAAAAGACACATATGCACCAACTACCTGAGTTATTTTTCCAAGCCAATTATTTACCTGAGTTGTTCCAGCATATACTGCCTGGTTATATTCTTCCTGCGCTTGTTCAGCTTTATTTGTTCCACTCACTACATCCTGTAAACCCACCATACTATCTGCAAGCAGCTGTCGCGCCTCTTCCATCGACGATGTATCAATCGCGGTGCTGGACGCATATTCCAGCGCTTCAAAATTGCTTATCACCATATTCACCGCCGTGCAGATATTGTAGAGCGGCGCAGACATACGGTCCGACAACTCTATCGCAGTCTGAATACTTGACATCCTCTTACCTCCTACTTCTGGATTTCTTTTGCCTTGCGTTTCTCTTCCTCGACCCGAAGATCTATGGACGCAATCACAAAAGCTTTCTCATTCCGATCCAATTCAGAAAAGAATGACGGCAGCCAGTGAAACTTCTGCAAGCAATAATGCGCATATGCCGCTTCACCGTCGCCGCCATTGATTAGTTTTTTGCCTCGTCAACCTTCTCCTGCAGTGTCTCATCGATGCCGCTGTATTCCTGCACGAATGTGGCAAGCTCACCGAACTCTTCCGGGTTGTCGACCATTTCCACAATCAATGCCTCTGCGCTCATAACGCCATAGGAATCCTGCAGTTCTGCATTGTGCAGATCCGGCTCCACAACCGCGGCGCAAATCATTTTTCTCAGAAGCTCATCCGTATTAACCTTCTGCCGATACAGTCCAGGCTTGCCGGTTACCGGCACCTCAATCGTACATTCCTCCCGGATTGCCGCAGATTCTTTTGTGGACAGAGGTCTGATCGTCCAGAGTAACGGATCACCGTTCTCATCACACAGTGACTTTGTGGCAGCAAACTGCGTTGTCTTTTTGGCTTTCTTATTCTGTTTCAAAAATGCTTTTAAGTTTCCCATATGTTTTTTCTCCTCAATCTCTTAATTGGCGGCAGTCTCCCGCCGCCGTTGACTTGTTACAGGTAGGACGGCTCCTTGTAGGATTCCGGGCTGGAATAATCCGCAGCATAGAAATTGATCTCCTGCTCGACAAATCCACCCTCGGCATCAAACATTGACAGCAGCACATCTCCGTCGATCACGCAGTTGTGATAAACCTTTGTACTGCGCCCCATGCAGGTAGCCGCATCATTGTTTGTTGTCTGCAATTCAAACACCGGCAGATGACCGGTATTTTTGTACTCTGTTACGATCCGGTCAAACATCTCCGAGCATTTGTAGACCGTCATTTTTGCCTGCACGACCATTCCGGTCGGCTTCCTGCCGGAAATGATCTTTCCCAGCACCGGGATCTCCTTGGTGCTGATGTTTGCCTTGCCCTCAAAATTCTTTGCGTTCAGCAGATTATACCGCTGTTCGCCAACCGTGACAAAAGCTTCCGCCTCTTTTGCAGACGGCACATCCTGTTCATTCATATAAGCGTTAAGCATCTCTTTACCTCCTACTCAATCACGACCGTCATATACAACTGTGACATTGCATTGACGATCGTCACCTTATCTTCCACATATACGCCGCGCTTCTCGCTTCCGGCGGAGACCACAACATCATCCTCCGAAAAATTCTCGATTGCTCCAAGCTGCTCTAACTGCTTATGATGCGATGCAATATCGTTCCATAAGCTGACACGACCAGATTCATTGTTCTGAACCTTGCCGTGATACTTCGTGTTGAACAGCGATGCGATATCCATCGCGATCTGATCCAGCACACGGATCGTCTGGTTGCTCTGGAAGAGTTCGTTTTTATCCTCCGTAAGTGTCACAAGAGAATTGATATCCTCTAAGACGCGCACTTCCGTTCCCACGCTGTGCAGGACGAATTCACCGGCTTTCACAGCATTCTCAAGCTGTGTCTGCGTATAGGCGGTGTCAATCTCAAGCTCCCCGTCATAGATCGCGTTGGTACAGGTTGCATTAACCCCGCACGCCGCCTCCAGACCCACAACCCACGGAATCACATCCGGGCTGTTCTTCACATTGATGACGCCCTCATAATCCGCCGCGCAGTTATACAGGACTGCCTGGAATTTCGCCCCGACCTTGTCCCTCATACGCTTTGCAAATGCGGCGTACAGTTTCGCCGTGGTAGCATCACTCACACTCGCGCCGATCGTATTCACGGTATATGATTCCAAGAGATCCAGGTATTTCTGGTGCACCTCACCATTGACCGTTCCATTCGTACCGCCTGCCAGCGGAACGCCTGCCGTTGCTTCAAGTGCGGTTTCTTTCCATGTAACCCAGTCATTTTCTTTCAGATCAGCCGCGGATGCTACCGTCTGGGAATCCACAAGCTGCGCATCCAGATACAGCTTCACGTCAAAGCCATCTCCGTCCACATTCGCCGCAATAGCAACCTTCAGATCATTGCCACGGATTCCGCAGCACTTCGCTGTCGCATAGGTATTTTCCGCCTTTGCACCGCCCGATGTCAGCTTATAGATATAAGCCTTTGTCGCATGCGCAAACAGTTCGCGCAACGGCTGCATCTTATCATCTGTATAGGCATAACCGAACAGCGTAAGCGAATTCTTAATGAAATCTTCCTGCGCCACCTCCATCATCACGTTATCCGCACCCCAGTCAAGTTCAAGAGGCATGGATGCCACGCCACGCTCTGACAGATTCGTGGTCACGCGCGCCGCCGAAATAAAATTGATATAAGCACCACCCAAAACCTTATTCTGGGTTGTCCACTGTCCACCTCCGTACATTATCGCACCGCTCCTTTCATGTATTTTTCCATTTTCTTATCCACTTCCTCAAGCGTATAAGATTTTCCCGGTTCCAGTAATGCCGACAGGAGATCCGCCCTGCCCGCATATTTTTTGGAACCAATGATCTGCTCTTTGGTATAAGTAACTTTATTAACTGCTTCTGCCACTGTTTACCTCTCCTTTCACTTCGCATTCTTCCATATACGCATCTTTCTGGCTCTGCCCCAGGAATAACGTATATTCTGCCGTTGCCGACATCACATCGTCCGATATGTCCTTACATTCGATCGTACCGCGCACCATTTTACCTTCTACCTCTATAAGGTCCAGGCA